AAGCTTTCCAACAACCTATGCCAACCCCTGAACAACAACAAGCTCCTCCTGAAGAAGGTGCACCACCTGCAGGTGCAGACGTACAAGACCCTACAGGCGCAGGAGGTGGAAATATAGGTACAGGAACAGCCCCAGTTCCAGGTGAACAAGGATTTAGTGGTAATGTCGCTTAAGGCTTTTGTAAACAATAAAGCAGAGTGGGATGCATTCTGTGAAGAACTAGATGTATGGATTGCTGAACAACAAAGACGATTAGAGCAAGGTGAGATGACTATAGACTTGCATCGTTGTCAAGGTGCGATAGGTATTCTTAGAAGACTAAAATATTTGAGGGATAAAGTTAATGGCAACAAATGAAGACAAACAGATGGTACTGGCATTCATGGCTGATGAAGTTGATGTAGACCCAGTATCAGGCAATGAAGTACCCCCAGGCTCACTACCTGAAGAAGTACGAGATGATATTCCTGCACGTTTATCTGAAGGTGAGTATGTAGTACCTGCTGATGTTCTTCGTTTTTATGGTATGAAGTTTTTTGAAGACCTACGAGAAAACGCTAAGATGGAACTAGCTCGTATGGATAGAGAAGGTAGAATAGGTGGTGAACCAATACCTAATGAAGATCTTAGTGATGAAGAGAAAGCAGAGCTAGACGCTATAGGTGCTGCAGTAGGTGGCTTCATTACAGGTCAAGCTTCTCAGTCTACAATGGCAGATCCTTATCAACAACAACAGATGATGTATAGACAAGGCGCACCTGTTGCTATGGGTAACGCAGGTTATCAAACAGGTGGTATGGCTCAAGATGTTGATCCAACACAAGCCCAGTTTGACTTTAGTAAGTATCAAGCAGGGTTTTCTTTTGCTACTCCTAGCGGCTTTGTTCCTGTCTTAATGTACAAAGAAGGTGAGAATCCTAAGTATGCTACTACTCAAGATGTGTATGAGCAAATGTTATCTGATGGGTGGACTACTAAACTTATACAAACCACAACAGAAACTACAGTAGGTGAAGAGCCAGAGGTTAGTGACAATAGCTCTAGTGATCCACTCATTACTAGTGTATCTTCTGCTGCTGAGTCAATGGAAGACAAAGACTTAGATAAAACAACTAAAGGTCTAGGCTTACTAGCTAACCTATCTACTGCACTAGCAGGTACATTAGGGATACCTGTAACTGCTCTTATAAACGCTAAGGCTGTAGCTAAATACAACGATGCTTTAACTGATCAAAGCAAACGTAAGGGAAGCATATTTGGTGGTGAAGGTAGCTTGTATGAAGGACTAGCTGATACGGATGGTAAAGAAGGTAAAACTTTTGGTGATACATGGTTAGGTGATTTACTAGGTTTTGATACAGGTGGTCCTGGTATTGAAGAAGGTAATCCTAATTTAATGGATTCATTTAGGGGTGCACGTAGAGGTGTAGATACGACTCAGCTTAAAGGAAGCAGTGCAGCAACTACTTCAGTTTCAAATAAAAAAGATAATAAACCTAGCCCAAGATCAACACCAACAGTAATTCCAAAAGGAGCAACTTTAAAACAAGGAACCGTACTAAACAACGATGATGATCCTGTTATCTTTACCAAAGATAATAGTGGTAATACAGTAGGAGAAAATAGATCTACCTACGGAAAAACAGAAACTACTAGTGCAAGTATAACAGCACCAGGAGAACTTGTATAAAACACAATTCCATATAACTATAAGGCTACCCAGTTTAATTACTGGCCCCAACATAAGGAGAAAACAAAATGGCTGAAGTAGAACAAGTAGAGGTGCATTCCGCATCTCATATGCGTAACCAAGCAAGAATAAATAAAGATGAAGCAGAGTTACGTGATCTGTTAAAAGACGCAGGGTATACACAGGAAGATGAAACCCAAGAAGAAACTACTGAAGCTAAACCCGATAGCAAAGAACCTGAAGCTAAACCAGTTCAGGCAGAAGGTGATTCCAAACAAAAAGAAGAACCAAAAGCAGAAGCACAAGAAGCAGATGACGATGATGACCTAAGTGCTGAAGAAAAGACTTTCAAGCAACGCTACGGTGACATCAGGCGGCACATGAAAGATAAAGAACAAGAGTGGAAACTCAGGTTCGAAAAGCTAGAGTCACAGCTAGAGTCTGCAACTAAGAATGAGCTTGTACTACCTAAGTCAGAGAAAGAGATAGAAGCTTGGTCTAAGAAGTACCCTGATGTAGCAGGTATAGTAGAAGCTATAGCTGACAAGAAAGCACAAGAGCGTTCATCAGATATAGATAAGCGACTAAAAGAAGTTGAAGAGCTAAGAGTTACAGCTAAACGTGAAAAAGCTGAAGCTGAACTATCTGTAATGCACCCTGACTTCAACACTATTCGTGCTGATGATACATTCCATGAGTGGGCTAAGGAACAGCCTAAGTGGGTACAAGATGCTTTGTATGAGAATGTAGATGATGCTAAGTCTGTATCTCGTGTAATAGATTTGTACAAAGCAGATAAAGGTATAACAACTAAGAAGAAGCCTACTGAAGATAAAGGTGCAGCTTCTTCTGTAACAACAAAACGTACTACCATACCTAGCGACAATGAAGAGTCCAAGTATATTAGAGAATCTCAAGTTGCTAATATGTCTATCAAGGAATACGAAAAGCGTCAGGACGAAATAATGGATGCCCAACGCTCAGGAAAGTTTATTTATGATATGTCAAGAAAATAGTTGACAAAACAGATTTCATAAGTAAAACTATGGCATATACACCATAACTGTGTGTATGCTTTAACAAGCACTAGCCACAAAAAGACTTACCTCAAAGTATAGGCCCAGATCAGACTAGTAGGCCAACCAGTCTGTAAACTGACTACCCTAACACCAAGAGCCTCTTTATAGTGGGTATGTAGTGTAAATTTTCACGCCATATCTATAAAGGAGATTTAACTATGGCTATAGCAGTTGCCTCTGGCAAAAGCGGATTTGACGGCAATTTCAGCCCGATTATCTATTCCAAACAAGCACAGATTGCTCTAAGAAAAGCATCTGTTGCAAACGCAATAACTAACAACTCCTATTTTGGAGACATTGCAAACCAAGGTGATGTAGTTCGTATCCAGAAAGAGCCTGACGTAACAGTCAACGCTTTGGAGCGTAAAACTGCAATCTCCGTAGAAGACTTAGATGACTCTGAGTTTTCACTAACCATTGACAAAGCTAACTACTTTGCTTTTAAAATGGATGACATCGAAGATCAATTCTCATCAGTTGATTTCGTTAGCCTAGCTGCAGACAGAGCAGCATACAAAATGGCTGACGCAATGGATGCAGACTTACTTCAGTATATGTCAGGTCACTCTGCTGCAGGTGCAATCACTACCACAACTTCAGGTACTGCACAGCACCCAACATCTGGTGAAATAAACGGTGAATTTTTAAAGGTTAACCGTTTAGATGCGTCTGACATTGGACACATCACAACATCAGCTTCTTCAAGTACAACTGGTGACTCCATTCCTCTAGCTGCACGTCTTCCAGGTGCAACAGCGTTGTCAACGTCTGTGACATCTCCGTTGACTGTGATTGCACGTATGGCTCGTCAGATGGATACAGCAAATGTTGACTCACGAGGTAGATGGTTAGTTGTGGACCCTGTGTTCATGGAAATCTTAAAAGACGAAGACTCACGTCTATTAAATGCTGACTACGGTGGAGCAGGTCTACAAAACGGACTAGCTGTAAACAACTTACACGGCTTCCGACTTTATGTATCTAACAACTTACCTGCTAAAGGTACAGGTGCAGGTACATCAGGTGCGACTGCCCAAGACGATCATTACGGTGTTATCTTGGCAGGTCAGGAAGATGCGGTTGCTTCTGCAGAGCAGATCAACAAAGTTGAAAACTACCGTGATCCAGACTCATTTGCAGACATTGTACGTGGTATGCACCTATACGGTCGCAAAATCTTGCGCCCACAAGCATTGGTGTCAGCCGTTTACAACGCTGCTTAATACTAAATATACTGTTGGGCGAGCTATGTCAAGCTTGCCCTTCAGCTTATATAACAGTAGGATAACTCTATGGCTACTTATGTCACACTAGTAAATGAATTGCTAAGACGTATGAACGAGGTCACACTTGATACTGCAGGTGATGGCTTTGATTCTGTAAGAAACGTGCAAGCTTTAGCTAAAGACGCAGTAAATAGTAGCATTAGACTTATTCTACAGGATGGTCAGGAGTGGCCCTTCCTCAAAACAACTTTTACACAGGCTCTTACTGTAGGTACAAGACAGTATGATTTTCCTGCAGACTATTCTAGCACAGACTGGGATACATTCTACCTTAAGAAACTAAGCTCTGAGAACAACAGTCCTATGCCATTAACTGTAATATCTTATGAGCAGTACATACAGAATGTACGTCCATCAGATGATACAGGTGATCAAGTAAATGGTGATGGACCTCCTGCACTTGTATATCAAACTCTAGGTACAGCTTTTGGTGTTAGCCCTATACCTAATGCAGCATATGAAATAGAGTATGTGTATTGGAAATTCCCAACAGACTTAACTGCATTTAATGATGTAGCAATTATACCAGATAGATTTAAGCACGTAGTTATAGACGGTGCTATGATGTTTATGATGCGTTTCCGTAGCAATGAACAGAGTGCTGCTATGCATCAGAATAACTTTGAAGACGGCATAAAGACAATGCGTAGAGTTTTAATTGATGATACTTTATTTGTACGCTCTACTGTTGTAGGTGATTCAAGGACAAGTTCATTTACTAGTGGTGTATAATGGCTGATAATCTAGCTTCCTTCAAAGTCTTCTGCCAGGGAGGGCTTAACACTAGTAGGGATGTGCTTTCTCAAGGTGAGACACAGCCTGGATCAGCTATATCACTACTTAACTACGAACCTGCTGTTACTGGTGGTTACAGAAAGATAAGTGGCTTTGCTAACAATTATGGCACAGTTACAGGTACAGGAAGTGTACTAGGTGTAGCTGTAGCTGACGGTATAAACGATGGCATACTAGCTTGTAGAAAACCATCATCAGGTAATAACTACTTACACAAATGGAATAACTCTAGTTCAGCTTGGGATGCTGTAACAACTGCAGGTTCACCTACAATGGTAGGGGTAACTAAAGTAAGATTCTCAAGGTTTAACTTTGCTACTCCAAAGGTTGTACTGACAGATGGAATAAACCCTGCAGCTACATATGATGGTACAACTTACACGCAGATCACTCACGCTAATGCACCTACTGATCCAAAGTACTCTGCAATATTTCAAAATCATTTATTCTTAGCAGGTGACCCTGCCCATCCAACAAAGCTATTCTTTAGTGCACCACTAGATGAAACAGACTTTGCTCCAGGCCAAGGAGCAGGTGTAATAAATGTAGGATTCCCTGTAGTTGCAATTAAGTCTTTTAGGAATGAGCTATTTATATTTGGCTCTACTAATATCAAAAAATTAGGTGGTACTGCATTAGCTAACTTTGTACTACAAACTGTTACTGATGACTTAGGATGCCTAGCTACAGACAGTGTTATAGAAATTGGTGGTGACTTACTATTCTTATCTCAGGATGGTCTACGCCCTATCTCAGGTACAGCAAAGATTGGTGACGTTAATTTAGAAACAGTATCAAAAGACATTCAGTCTATCTTTACAGATATTGTATTCGATATTGACCTTGATGGTCTTAATGCAGTAGTACTTAGACAGAAAACACAGTTCAGGTATTTCTTTGCAGCAGCAGACTCCCAAGGTATTATAGGTGGCTTTAGACAAACACCTAATGGATTACAGTTTGAGTATAGCCAAATGTTAGGTATCACAGCTACTTGTGCATCTAGTGGTTACATAGGTCAAAATGAAATTGTTTTACATGGTACTTCAGCAGGTAAAGTACAGCAACAAGAAGTAGGTAACAATTTTGATGGCAATCCTATACTAAGTGTGTTTCAGACACCTTTCTTTCATATGCAAGACCCAGAGCAACGAAAAGTATTTTACACTGTAGCTACATATCTACGCTCTGAAGGTGATAACTCTATCGTTATGTCGGCTGTGTATGACTATGCAGATGTAGAGACATTAAACCCAACTAACTTTAATTTATCTACTGCAGGTGCTGCAGCTTTCTATAACGAAGCAACATATAATAGTACTGCAATATTTGATGGTAATCCATCACCAGTACAAAGAACTAATATATCAGGATCAGGTAAATCAGCATCTTTAAAATACGTAACTAATGACACAAGTGCATCACACAGTATCCAAGGTTTAGTGATTACATTTGGAGTAGGAGACAGGTTGTAACATGGCAGGTTATTCAAGACAATCAGCAGCAGACATTATCGCTAATGCGGTTATTAAAGCTGCACCAGTAAACGCAGAGTATAATGCT